GCGGAAATGCTCATGGTCATGACGGTGTCGGAGATCTGAACGAGCTTGATGATCTCAAAGCCCGCCAGCGTGACCTCCGCCAGCGTATCGGCGGCGGGAGAGATAGAGGCGTTTTCGGTGTGGATCGCCGCCGCGTTGTTCGTCCCTTCAACGGCAAATTTCACGGTTCCTTTGACATGGAGGAGCGTGATTTCCCCGAGCATGGGAGCGAGCTTTTTCATCTTCGTGATGATCTGATCGGCGGTCTGCTGGGGAATGACCTCCGCACCGTAGTTCTGCGCGGAGCTATACGCCCTCTGTTCCGCGTCGGTGAGCGCGATCCCCCGGATGCGTTTCAGCCATGCGGTGCGAAACTCCGGCGACGCGGTGGGATCGGTATTCTGTTCGGCGGTCTGCGCCCCTGCCTCCGGGAAGTTTCTCGTGGTGGTTCCCTCTCCGCTCGCGATCTGACCGAGGAGAGCGGAGCGGCGTTCGGCGGCTGCGCGGAGGCCGTTCAGCTCTTCGGTGAGCGTCCGCACTTCGGTTTCAAGGTTTCCGACCTCTTCGACGGTCATGGATTCGCCGCGCGTTTCGAGATCGTTCCTGATCTGCGCGAGGCGAGCTTCGATTTCGTGCTGTCTGTTCATCTTCTGTTCTCCATTTCTAAAAAGATTTTGAGGATTTGTTTCCGGCGTTCAAGTCGCTCCGCTTTCTCTCTTTCGATCACTCCGTCGAAATAAGAACGCGCCGAAATGCTTGTATTATCGTTCGCCGGGATAGAAACCGCCGAAACGTCATACACTTTTTTGATTTTGGTGATCGTCCGCGTGTGCGTGTCTCTGTTGTAGGCGTCTTCCGCGACGGTAAACGCCCAGCTCATTTTCGTCACAAGCCCGTTTCGGATTTCCTCGTGGAGTTCCTTCGCCGCTGCGCTTTTTGATAGATCGGCGAACGTGAAAAGCCCTTTTCTGTCCGCTTCAAGTCCCAGCGTGTGATTGGAAATCCGCGCGAAAACCTTCCCGGCGTGGTTGTACTGAAAGATCACGTCGGATATGTCCGCCCCGGTCAGAGCGTCGGCGGCGATCCGCTCATAGTATTTCACCCCATCCCACTCAAAGAGCATATAGGGATCGTCAAAGGTTGTCGCGTACCCCTCGACGTAATAGTCAGAATCAAACCGCTTGTTCACCGTCTCCGCCGGGATCATGAGCGGCGTCGTCATTGCCCTGTATTCCCGATCCTGTACCATCGGCATTGTTGTTTACCTCCTTTCCGAGTTCCGAAACCTCTGTATATTCCTTTCGGATGTAGTATTTATCTCCGCCCTCGACGTGTGCCATGTTCCAGACGTCCATGACGCCGTTCCGGTTCAGCAGCCCCCGGTCGAAAAGCTGAGTGGAGATTGAGAGTTTTGTCGCGTTTGATGCGTATTGCAGCCGGTTCGCCGTGAAGGTGATCGCGTTCCCGTGCGCCAGCTCCCGGTCTGAAAACGTCATGTTTGAGAGCACGAGGGAAAGTTGGATCGCAAACGGTTCGATCTTCCCCTCATAGTAGGCGTTCCAGCCCTCCTCGTCGTAGGTGTTTCGGAGAATCTTTTCGTTCGTCCCGAAATAGGAGTAGACGTTTTCCTCGATCCGCTGCATAACCGCCGCGTTAATGAGATACGGCTTTGAATCTATCTGTTTTACGTCCGCGAATTTCGCGTCATAAATGACCATGCCGGATTGATTGTCGGCGGAAAGATTGTCCTCCGTGAACCGCTCCCGCTCTTTTTTAATGTCCTCCGGTTTCAGCATATTGGCGATTTTGGCGAGGAAACGGATTGAGGCGGAGTTTTTCACGCCGTTTATAATGCCCTGATTCGTGGTCGAAATCAGCTCCATTGTCGGACGGAGCGCGGCGTTTGTCTCTCCGAAAAAGTCGCTTTTGTACTGAAATCCCGTGAGGATTCCAACCCGTTCAAACTCAATAGCGGCTTTCTGGCCGTTCGAGAAGGTATAGCGGACGTATGCCGTCCCGTTGTGGTCTACGATTTCGCAGCGCGACGGGAGAACGGGATAATACCCTATAAGCCACCCGGTGCTGTCCTCGACCGGGACGATGAACGCCGTATTATTCACGGCGAGGATCGTGGCGACCCGCGCTATAAATTTCGTGGTGTCCATGAACGGATTCGGCTTGAATTGCAGAACCCTTTCGAGGTCGCGCCGCGCGGAGCCGGAAATCTCCGGTTTAAGCTTCGAACAGAAGGTGGCGAACGAGTTTACCGCCGCCCGGATCAATTCCATTTCGTAAATGGATTCCGGCGCGGAGGTGAAAACGGGAGAATACCCGTTCAGCATTTTATAAAAGCCCTGCGTCGGGATGTCCCCGCGCGGTCGCCGAAAGATTTTTTCAAAGACGCCCACAGGATCACCCCTTTCAAGCGGCGTTTTTCAGCATTTCACCGAGTTCGTTGTAATATTTCTGGCGGACGGTGAGCGCGTCAATAACGGAGACAAAGCCGTCAATATGCGCCCGCTGTTCGATCTTCACGGGACGGAATTTCCGCGTTTCCATGTTGTGCTTCAAGGCGACGTTGAGGAAATGAGATTTCAAAAGGTTGTTGTCGCAGATTTTGAAATTCCCGTCTTTCAAGATGCCCTCAAATTCGTGTATAACGGGAGTGAGGTTTTCGCCCTGCCATACGTCGTCGCATTGAAACCCGCCCCCTTTGAGATCGTCGATCAAGTATTGCGCGGAGTATCGGTCATAGCCGATTTTGAGGACGTATATCGAATAGGTGTCGCGCAGCTCCATGAACCAGTTGAAAACGTCCCGGTAATCGACGTAGTTTTCCCCGGACGGTGTTATAATCCCCTGCTGGACGAAAATATCATAGGGAACGCCGTCGCGGGCGGTCGCCGTTTCTATGAGGTTTGTCGGCATAAAGAAACGGCAGAAGGAATATAAAACGCCGTCCCGCTCAATGACAACGGAGGCGGCTGTGAGGTCAGTCGTCTGTGAGAGGTCGATCCCGCCGACGGCGTAACAATCGCGGAAATCTTCGAGCGAGGCGTGAAAAGACGAGCCGTCCACGAGGACGTAATCAAGCCACGCGACGGAGCTGTTTTGTTTGATATTGCAGTATTTCGTGAGAAATTCGATCCGCTTTGACAAAGACAGCTCCGCGACGGCGATCTCCTCCACGAAAAACTCCGGTTTCACGGAAACGCCCATGTTCGGATTTGCCTTTTTCAGCTCTTCGAGATCGTTCCACTTTTCGGGATCGTCGATCATGTAGAGGAGCGGCAAAAGCCGACGTTCCCGGCTCCCGCCCTTCAAGAACGCCGTCGATCTCTTCATGAGTTCATCGAAAATCCCGTCGTTCTCATACCCCGCCGTGGAGATTGAGAGGATCATGGGCTGACGCCGTGCGCCGAGCGCGGATTTCATGACCTCGTATTGTTTGAGGCCGGGATCGCCGCGCCAGCTTGCCACCTCGTCGCAGACAACGAGCTGGGGATTGAAACCGTCGCTCTTTTTCGCGTTGAATGCCAGGGGCTTTATTGCGGTATTCGTCTCCTCGATGTAAATATCGGAGCGGCGTTTCTTTGCCAGCTCTTCAAGCTCCGGCTCTTTGCGGAGCATTTGATAGAAATTCTCGTAGACGATAGAGGCTTGATCCAGCTTCGGTGCTATGCAGTAGACTTTCGCTCCGTATTCTCCGTCGAGGTATGCGATATAGGCGATCACGGCGGACGCGAAAAGCGTCTTTCCGTTCTTTCGCCCGACGACGATAAACACCTCGCGGAAAACCCGCGTCCCGTCCTCCTCGACGATCCCGAACATGAGGCAGAGCGCGGCTTTCTGCCATAATTCGAGCTTCAAGAGATCGTCGCGTCCTTCGCAGTGGTGACAAAAGCCCTCGACAAACTTTATCGCTTTGTTTGCCTTTTTCGCGGAGTAATAAAAAAGCCCGTTCTGCAATCCGTTGACGGCGTAATCATAGACGAGCTTGATCCACTTTCCGACCGTGACCGCGCCCGTCTGAATGGCTGCGTGGTACTCCCGGACATAATTCGCATACGGGATCATGGCTATTCGTTACGGAGAGCGGCGAGGCGGCTTTCCTTTTTCTGTTCCGGCGGAACGAGGTCGCAGAGCTGCTTTATAATCCCGGCGTGGTTTTTCGTCATAGCGATATGAGTTTTCACGGCGTCGCTCTGTTTTGTCCCGCTCTGATTCGCGCCGTTTTGATACTCGACGACGTAGCCCTCCCGGTTGATTTCATCTTGCAGCTCTTCAAGGGAGACCGCCATGAACGCCGCGTTTCGGAGGAGAGAATCGACCGTTGTTTGCATATTCTTGTCAAGTCCCGAAAAGATTTTCCGCAAACGGTTATACTCCCGCTTTATCTTCGCTTCTTTTGTCAAGTCCTTCTTTGTCGGCATATCTCCACCCCCTTTCTACACCCCACCCCCTCCTGATTTCCTCGCGCGTGTGCGCGTACACCCGCCATGCGCACCTGTGCGGAGGAAAATTAAGGAGCCGCCTCGGTGTTCCGGCGGTCAAAAATATTTTTCCGAATGGGGGGGATCGGCGCGAGGTTTCCCGCCGCGTCAAATCTGTACCGATCCGCGCCCTTTCGGTGGTGCTCCCGGTTGTGACAATCCTGACACAAACTTTCGAGGTTGTCCCAGCAGAGCGCGACCGCCGGATCGTGAATGTTCGCCCGCGTGAGATATTTCTTGTGGTGCGCGATCTTCGCCGGGACGGGATTCTCCGGCGTCGAGCAGCGTTCACAGAGCCAGCCTTTCGACGCGAGGAAACCGTCTCGGCATTCCTCCCACTCCCGCGAATTATAGAACCACTCCGCCCATTCCTTCATGACACAAAAAGAGAAAACCCGACGGCATTCCCGGCGGGCTTTCGTTTTCGCAAAAAATCAGTGTAATTATTATAGCACGGATTTCGGCGCGTTGCAAGGTACGCAAAAGGTACGGAAAAGGTCATTTTCGGAACGTCCCCGCACCGACCGCCGCCGGGAGGCCGAATATACAGACCGCCATATCATTCACTATCTTGTTTCTCCACCGCCGCGCCGTCTTGATCTCCCGGAGGATTCCGGCGTCCGCCAGTTCGAGCGTCACGTCCTCCCACGTCGCCGGACTGTCCCGGAGATCGCCGGAGAGGTATTCGCCGAAATAGTATAGCCGGATCACAACAAACTCCCGCTCATTCTCAAAGAGCCGGATCACGGCGTCAAGCCGCTCGAATGCCCGCGCCGTCTCCCTGTATTGTCTCTCTTTTTCCGCGCGGATGTCCTCGACGATCTCCTCCTCGCTTTTCCGCTCGACGTACCCCGCGCCGTGCGGCGTCGCCGCGAACGTGCTCTTTCCGGCGTGATACTCAAAGTCGAGGTATTTGTCCTCGTCTTCCACGAGTGCCTCCATTTTGCGGTAATTGTACAGGAGCATTTCGACCGCCCGGAAATAGTTCACCCTGACGCCCGCGTTTTCCGCGTATGCCTCCAGCACCCCCGCCCGCGCAGCGTCAAAGATCGCGTTCCGCGCGTCCTCCGTCAATGCCTCTTTTTTGCTCATTGCTTTTCCTCCATGTCGAAAATCTTGACTTGCGCCTGTTCAGCGGCCAGCCGCTCCGATGCCTTTATATAATAATCCTCGTCGATCTCAAAGCCGACGTAATAGAGACCCCCGAAACGCTCACAGGCCACGAGCGACGCCGCGCTCCCTGCGTGAGTGTCGAGGATGCGCCAGCCCTCTTTCGCTCCGACCGTTTTGAGCACCCATGTATAGAGCGCGACGGGCTTTTGCGCCGGATGTATCGCGCCGTCGGTCTGGATCGCCACCCGGTTCATGATGCAGACCCGCGTCGGGAAGTCGAAAGAGGTATAGGCGATCTCCGCGTCGCTCATGGTCAGCCCGTGCTGCCCTTTGTCCCATATCAGCCAGCCCCGGTGTCCGGCGGTCAGATGTTCCACGAAATAGTTTCCGCCCCAAATCACTTGATTCCGGCTCACCCGTTCCAGCTCTCTGAA